ATGAAAAACCCGCTGCAACGGTTCTGCGAGACTGCGAAACGGTATGGGGCGGACGTGACAATCCGCCCCACCGGACGCGGGCTATTATGCGACTTCGAATGTCCGAAATGCGGACGCATCCTCGCCGCACTCGACATGACGGCAGGACGCATCAACGTGGCCGGACATCGGATTAGAATGGAAAGGGCGCACGGCGTTGAAAAAGCCTGCGACATCATCGAACGAACCCTAGGAAAGGAGCACGAATGCGCGACCTGTACACCACCATCGCCTACGGAATCATCGCCATCACACTGACCGCCATGCTCGTGTTCGCATGGTATTCCGACTATGCGGCCACGCCCGTGCATTACACGACGATACAGACCGTGGACGAAGGCGGCTATGAGCACGACTGCCTCGTAGCGACCTACAAGAAGGACATGACGATTGACTGCATCCATCCAAACGATTGAAAGACAAGCCCGCGCCATCCAAGAATCGCTCGGACGGCAACTCTACGCGCTGCCCGACGATTACGACAATCCGAAAACACTGAAAGCGCGAATGGACCTGCGCAGGGCGTATAATGCTGCTACGGACATCGTGGAACTCACGATGCGGTTAAGATTGGAAAGACTGGTATGAACTTCAAACGATACGGCAATCAGCGAATCCGACTAGTGGAAGGAACAGACCCGAATGCGACCGGTACCGGAATGGGAGGCTCTGAAGGCCAGACTGGAAGCCCAGCAGCCACGACACAGCAGGAGCCGACAATCACCCAAGCCCAGCTCGACGCCATCATCAGCCGAAAGCTCGCCAAGGAACGCGAAAAGCTCGAAGCAGCCCAGAAGGCAGCCGAAGACGCGCGAAAGCTAGCCGAGGAAACCGAAGCGCGAGTCAAGGAGGCGCGCGACAAGGGCATCAGCCTCGGACTGTTGCAGGCGAAACGCAACTCCATCGCCGAACAGTACGGGCTGAGCGCCGAACTCCTGCCGGAAGACGAGACGCGGCTCGACGAATTCGAAAAGCAGCTCGCAGCTAGCATCAACAGCCGCACGCGCGTCACACCGGTGACCGTCGAGCCGACCGCCAAGACGCCGGACTGGATGGGTGCGGCGCATGCGTGACGTCCGAATCCTCGGCATGATGATGCGCGACGAAAACGTTCCGGCAACCCTCTCAATCATCGACGATGACATGGTGCTGACTTCGCCAATGGAGTTGGATGAAAACGAGAAGGACAGGCTGGTAAAACGTTTCGCCGAACGCATATTGCAGCTTGGACTCTCGATGCACGATTGGAAGGGAAAGAATTGACCGACGAACTGAAGCCGCTCGCCACCGTCGAAGACACCGAAGCATACCTGCGCCACAAGGTACCCGTCAACCTCGTGGACTATGAGGAACGCAAACGCGGAGCCGCATCCAACGTGCTCCGCATGATGTACCGCAACCAAGGCGATGACTTGGACGAACAAGTCAACGAAGACCCGCTCACCCGCCAAATGGTCGCAGACATCATCGGAGTCAGCGTCGCACAGGACGTAAGCCGCAAGGAATCAATGTCCGACAGCGACACCGACCTGAGCGCGTTCAAAACGTTCACCCAAACGGCGGGCGGCTACAGTTTCACCGGCGAATGGCGAGGCAACACGGATGACGTGTTCTTCACCAGCAACCAGCTCAAACAGCTGGGCGTCGGACGAGCCACCATAGCGAGGTTCCAGCTCTAATGCACTACGGACTCAAAACACACGAAATCACCGTCACCACCGGTGAAAGCGAATACACGCTCACCGCCATCGTAACCGCGAACACTACAAGCGAAGACACCGGCACCTACGACAACATGACCGAAGTGAACTCGATCACCATCCACGTCAACACACCGGACACGCCCCCGGAAATCGTCGGCGGAGAACTCGAATACCACGGAAACCCCTACCGCGTCACCTCCATCAAACCGCCAATCGACCCCGAAAACAGGGTCATGTTCAACCCGTTCAAATGGAGCTTCAACGCGAAGCAGGTGCAATACTAATGGCAAGACTAAAAGGCGCGAAAATCATGGTCGCCGCACCGAACGCGGCAACCAACCTCGTACTACAGTCGGCAGGATTCCAACAGAAGTCCCGCCGCGTCGCATCGCAAATCATGCCACAACTGCGAATGGACTCATACAGGGACAAGCCGCCGACCATGACCACATACCGCACGCTCAGCACGTTCAACGGAACGCATCGAGCCGGAACGGAAATTAAATACCACAGGACGCCGCACTCCGGCGACACGCTGAAAGGATTCGGACTGTGAGCAAAGACAACGAAATCGTCGAAGACATCATCAACGGACTGTCCCAACGGCTCAACACGCGCGTATATGACAAGTATCCGACCGTGAAAACCACAAGCCAGTATCCGCTCATCATCGTCGCCCGCCAGAACGCATCCGACATCACCCCATACATCCGACACTTGGACGTGGCAATCACCGTAGTCACACGCGAACTCACAGGCGAAAACGACAACACGCTCAGCGCCGAAATCGGCGACGCACTGACCGACTGGTATAATCAAAGCCTCTGGGACATCATGGGCGCGCCACTGCTCAACACCACCGACGTGCAGCCAACCAAAGACGGACGCACATCCACCGTCTACAACTACCAGATGGAGTATCTGAGTTGAAGAGCACACAGGAGTCGGTCGAAGACCTCATGGAAATACTTTCACCGACAGCCAAAGACATCATCACCGATGAGCAGGTGCGCCAAGCCCAAGCGGCAGCCAGCAGCGGCGACAAACACATGGCGGGCAAAGTCTTGGGAGACATCTGGAAGCAGGTCGCGGAAAAATCCGCAGGACTGGGCTTAGAACGACTCGACTCAGACAGTTTCGGCAAGAAAATCGGCTGGCTCCTAAGCCAGCAGCGTCCCGAAAAAACAGTCAGGGACTTCCTCGCGAAATACAAGCGCGAACTGGCCGTACAGCCAATGCAGGAGGCGACCGCCAACCTGTTCGCCATCGACTCGACAACTGAAGTCGTACGCGAATCCGTAGGTGAAACATGCTCATGGTGCCTCGAACGGTGCGGCATCTGGCACCCATATGACGCAAACCACTACGGCGTCTGGGTAAGACACGCCGGATGCGACTGCAAAATCTACGTAAGGAACAGCCTCACATGACGCCAACCATCAACAACACCGACCAGCAATACCATGAAAGCCCAACGCGACACGCCATCATGAAAGCCGAAATGGTACGATGGTATCGAGAACAACGACGCCAAATGGCAGAGCAGTTAAGGAGGATTTATGGCAGGGAAAACTGAAGAAGCCCTCTCAAGCCGCATGGAACAGGTCAACGGACTCATCGACAAAGCCTACTCAGACATGAAAGAGTACGCGCGAAAAGCCGAAACAAACGACGATGACCGCGAATACAACATAAGCATGGCAACCAACGCGCAGAGAAACTACGTCAGCTTCATGAACCTGCTCATGACCATGACCAAAAACTTCGACGAAGCGGTGAAGGTCGATTCGCACAAAAGCAAGACCACAGCCGCCAAAACACCCAAGACCACCTTGCAGAAACTCGTAGCGAAGGAAGCGAAACGCGCATGACAATCACCATCGTGGACGAACAGGCCATCTCATTCCCATGGATAGAACTCGTCAAAAACGCATACTCCATGCGAGTGCGAGTCAGCAACTTCAGTGCGGTCGGCAAACGCAGCTTCACCCGCATCATCGCCAAAGCGGTCGGCGGCGTCAACTCCTACTTCCTCATGCAGGACGGCGACCCGCTCAGCGCCGACTACCTCCCAACGGCAGACCTGCCATTGGAGAAAGTCGTGGCAGTAGGCTTGGACGGGCGATGCTATGACGAAAACGCCGAGGAAATCAACGAAAACCTCCGATGCCTCACCCTCAGCCACGCGCCAGTCACCGACCAAGCAGTACTGTTGGCACAACGCGCCATGGTCATCGAAGGCCTTATTTCACAAAACCTCGAACACCTCATGCTGCCCGAGCCAGTCGTGGTAGGCACATCACCAGACGTGGTAATCAAAGCCGACCCGAACAAGAACCCAGCCAACTGGACGAAATTCGACGCCAACGATGACCACGACACCATCGTTCGCCCGGAAGTCAAAAGACTCAGCCAATGGGACAACGGACAACTCAAAACCCTACTGCAAAACACGGCATTGAGCTTCCAAATGGAAACCGGACTCCCACCGCAGGACGCGCAGATTCTCGACACGCTCGGATCGTCAACCCAATCATTGGTGTCAAACCGTGAAAGCTTTGTAAGCCGCACCTACATCATCAAACAGGATTTGAACGCGGTGTTCGAACCATTGGGTATCACATTGGATTACGAACTCACGTTCCCGCAGACCGCGCAGGACATCGCATCCATCGGCGACGCCTACGGAAAGGGCGCTGACGCCGACATCCTCAAGAAATATCAGGTGGTGTGACATGCTGGTGAAGAACCCAAACTGGAGGGCTAACGTACGCCCCACATCCGACGTGGCAATCATGGCCGCGGAATACGTGAACTGGGGCCGCGGAAACGCAATCCTCCCATTCCAAGTCGAATTCCTCAACAACGCATTCCAGCGCAAGAAGGACGGCACTTGGAAATACAAGCGCGTCGCATTGAACATGCCGCGACAGAACGGCAAGACCAAAATCCTCACAGCCCCAATCCTCTACTACCTGTTCGTGCTCGGACTGAACGTGCTCGTCACCGCGCACGAGCAGATAGCTGCCAACAAAATCATGGAGGATTTGAAAGACTCCATCGACTCGAATTCAGAACTGAAGGCCGAAGTAACGCATTTCAGCACCACCATGGGACGCGAGCGCCTACAGTTGAGGAATGGCGCGTTCGTCCGATTCCGCTCCCGCAAGAGCGCTTCCGCAGGCATGGGCGGCACGTTCGATTTGGTCGTCTTCGACGAGGCGCAGGAGCTACGCTCAGAATACGAGGCGATGATTTCCAAGACGTTGAAGACGCGCCGCATGGCGATGATAATCTACACTGGCACCCCGTTCCTTCCATCGTCCATCGGAGACACGTTCAACGTGTTCCTCGACAATGCCGAAGACGATGACATGGCGTACGCGGTGCGCTACGGCATCGACGATGAGACGGCGGACATCGAAGACGAACAATTGTGGGCGCTCGCCAACCCGCTCTACCCCGACGTGATTCCACGCGAGGCGTTCTTGACCGACGTGGCGATAGCCAAGCAGGGCGGTGCGGACGGCCTCATCGACTTCCGCATCCAAGACTTGGGCCTGTGGTGGGCGGACAGCATTCCGCCAGCAATCCCGATGGACTTGTGGGACAGCGCATATTCCGACATCCAACATGACCGCGATACGCTCGTCTACGCGCTCACCTTCGACCCGACAACCAGCACGCTCGCCCTGTCCGTGGCCGCGAGCACCGAAGAGGTGACGGTCGGCTCGCAGCATTACGACAAGTGGGCGTACATCATCGGCGAAATCGTGGACGAGCGCCCCACCACCGAATCATGGCAGTGGGTCGTGGACGAATTGAAGACACGCCCACGCAAGACCACGCTCATCTTGGACGCGGGCGGCTTGAACAATCCGATAAGGGACATGCTTCCGCGCGGATTGAACGTGGTCCAGCTGACCGGCACCGAATTCCTCGCATCACAGCAGGGATTCCTCGACCTGTTGAACGAGGGACGGTTTAAGCATACGAACAACCCACAGCTGACCGCAGAAGTGCAGAACGCGCAGAAGCTCAAATCCGGTTCGGATGACCAGTGGAAGTTCGCGCCGATACGCAAGACCGAAACCACGGCTGGACTGAAGGGAGTGTCCATCGCCGCATGGTATCGCGGCGTCAACCGTCCGAAGGAACGCAAGGTCAGGGAGGTGATTGCCTGATGGGCAAGGATACGGGACTCTACCATCGCAACCGCACCGTCCTGCGTGAACGCACCAAGCGTACGGGAGCGCCCTGCTATTATTGCGGCGCGCCGTTCTATTGGGGCCGCAACACGGCGCACCCATTATCGTTCACGGCTGACCATGTGATACCGCGTGCCTCTGGCGGAAGCGACCGGATGGACAATCTCGTGCCAGCCCACATGCAGTGCAACCGCGCCAAGTCGGACCATATAGCAAGTCCGGCGACACGCCGAACGCGAACTGCGACGAGAAGGTGGTAGAATAAGAACTGTTGCGCAGCAATGTGCAGCTCCTCTCTTGTGATTCTGGTTTGCACAGCACCCCGTTTGACGAAAGTCAGACGGGGTGTTATGCTATGTATTGGAGGTGGTCGGCAGACATTCGAAGTTCCGTTATCATGCCAAACCCGACCGTCTCCCCTCAGAATGTACGGACTTGAACCGCCCAGCACAGTCGTTAAACAATGCATGGGCATACCCACTGGGCGACCGTGGGGTTGAGGCGCACACAGCCGGAAACAATCGTGGTAGAGGTCGAGTCGGGACCGCAATGCAGAAGGCCGACAACATCAACCACGAAAGGCAGTCATGTCCCTAGCTACAATCGAACTGAAGCCGGGCTTCGTAGACCGCAAGCTGATTTCCGACCAGCCTGCTGCCGGAGCTATCGCCAAGATTTCCAACAGCACCCCAATCGACCTCATCGGCACTCAGATGCAGACCATCGACTTCTCCGGCGAAATGGGCATCTTCGGCGAAGGAGCCACCGGCGAAACCGAAGCCGAAAAGAAGAAGAAGTCCAACGACGCCACCAACGGAGTCGTGACCATCAACCCAATCACCTTCTACATCTCCTACCGTTTCCCGAAGAAGTTCCTCCAACTGTTCGGCGTTGACGGCGCATACAACCCGACCGACGCCACCTTCCGAGCTGGCTCCCCGCAGACCATGCTCCAAAGCATCCTCGCACAGCCGTATCAGGCTGGTATTCTCGACCAGTACCGCACGTACGTGAACCGTGCAATCAGCCGCGCACTCGACTTCGCTCCAATCTTCGGCGTCAACCCGGCCACCAAGGCCGCTTCCACCGTCGCACGCACCAACGGATACGTGCTCGAACATGCCGGCGACATCAACTACACTCCGGGCACCGGAGCGGAAGCAGCTACCGCGTTCAAACAGGCCGTGCGACAGGTCGCCGCACAGGGCGACGCGTCCGCGCAGGGCGTCACCACCTCCGCCTACTTGGCCTCCATCGGCGATGGCCTCACCACCATCGGTACGCCAACCCAGTATGCGTCCGACGTTCCGCTCATTGGCAACATGGTCAACCTCGGCGGCGTCACCCTCGCAGCCTCCAACACCGTGTCCGACACCGCCGCGGCCACCGGCTCCGGCCAGCTGGCGAGCAAGGCGCTCGATGCGGTCATCGGCGACTTCGCCAACCGTTTCGTGTGGGGTGCCATCCCGCTGTCCGGCATCGAAGTGTTCGACTCCGGCAACCCGGACAACTCCGCCGAAGGCGACTTGGGCGCGGTCAACAAGGTGATGCTACGCACCGAAGTCGCAATCGGCTGGGGCTTCATCGGCGGAACCAGCAAGTTCTACGCCATCACCCACGCCACCGACTGACCTCACCCGCATATGAGGGCGGCGGCAATGCCGCCCTCCACACCGATAGAACGTTAACAACGAAAGGAAAATGAGATGGGCGCAAAGCAGTCTTCCGCAAACGTAACATTCTCGAAGCCGGGTACCAGTACCAACAAGTCCGGCTATATTTGGGTCGCCCCACTGGGCACCGCCATCCCCACCGACGCCACTTCCGAACTGGATGCGGCATTCGTCGGCCTCGGCTACCTGTCAGAAGACGGTCTGACCGAACCGGCATCGTTCGAACCGGGCGACGAAATTGTGGCCGCTGGCGGCGATACCGTCGCACAGGCCGACCCGACGTTCTCTAAGACGTGGACCGGCACATGCATCGAAGCGTTGAACGAAGACCTGCTCAAGGTCGCCTACGGCTCCGCCAACGTGACCGTTAAGCAGGCCGGCACCACGGACGGCTCCATCACCATCAAGGAGCAGGCCGGCGGGCTGGAGCATCACGTCATCGTCATCGACGAAATGCTCAAGGGTGGCCGAAAGCGCCGCAACGTGATGGCCGACGCCACGTTCCTCGTCACCGGCGACATCAGCCACGTGCATACCGCTCTCGTGAACTTCGAATTCACCATCAACGCCTACCCGACCGCCGACCGGCCCGCACAGACCCAGTACATCACCATCCCAAAAGCGTAAGCTCTCCAAGCCTGAATCTTACGGTTACTGTTCGTGACGCAACAGTACCGTCAGACGGCATCATGTGGATTATCGGCGACTGGGGGCAGCCGAACCCTTGGAACCGAGCTTCGGGCGTGCAGATGACCAAGGGTGAGGATGACGTGTACACCGGCGTCCTCACCCTACCGAAAGGAACGAAGTTCGACCTGAAGATTCTGAAGAATCCTACGGCTGGTCAGCTAATCTGGAGCGCGGCACGGTATGCTAGCGTCCTGAACTCGGATGGTGCCTACGATTTTGGAGAGTTTACCGACAATCTGGTTCCGAACGGAAACTTCGAAGATGGCGATGTGAAATGGACTCCAACGGGTCTTATCCACAAGAACAGTGCTGCGCACGGTGGGCAGAACGTGCTGATATTAGGTGGTGGTGGCAACGCGTCTTCTGACACGTTCGTTATTCCACCGAATCAAGTTCTCGCATGCTCATTCTACTTCCTCTCTTGGGTCAACCCGAGAGGTTCGCGCGTCATAGTGAAGGACGTCGATACGCAATCAGTCCTGTTTGAATACGCGAACATGGGTGAAGTCACTGGACACTGGTCACCGTTTTCCGGAAAGTTCAAGTCAGGAAGTTCACCAGTAAGGGCACAGGTTATTTGCGAGGCGAAAAATGGTCAATTCGATGACCTTTCGCTTGTCTCACCGTGACAATCTCATAGGAGCCATACCTCACATGCCGTTCTATCTTGACCGACATGTGAGGTATCCTTATAAAGGAACACAACACAATCCGAAAGGAATCCCAATGGCAAAACGCAAGCCAACCATCACCATCGAAGACCTCAACGACGATTGGGCAGACGCCTACGCCAAACTCCTCCGCAACCGCAAATTCCAGCAGGCTATCCACAGTGAAAGCACGGAAGACAGCATGGAAGCCGTATGGCTCATCGACAAGCTTATGCGAGGCGTCATGAAGGAGAACAAGTACGAGCAGCTCGTGGCCGCCTTTGACGATGACATTCTCGACGCATGGGAATACTTGTCGGGAAAATTGACGACAATTACGGAATCACAGTCGAAAGACTAACCTATGCGATAAACCCAGACAAATGGGACAGCCAGATCTTGGCCGACTTCGCAAGCCAATACGGTAGTCCACGACAATACACCATATTGGAGCGGGCGAAACTCATAGGCACGTTCGGCGCGGTCGCACGACTCTTGGACATCATCCAACAGTCAACGCTCGCACCATACTCCGGCAAGGGACGGAAACCGAAAAGCGTACTGCCGGAAAACCGGAAGAACACCAAAAAGGAGGATTACGAACTCGATTCGATGAACACTGAAGACATCAACAAGGCGTTAGGTCTTCACCGAAAGGAACGATAGATGGCAAAGGGCAGCATCGCGACCGCATGGATACAGGTACTCCCATCGTTGGAAGGCCTACAGTCCGCACTTGTCAAGGCAAGCAAGGGCGCGGTGCTCACCCCCGCCATCCAGCCTAAACTGGCGTCCGGTACAAGCCGCCTCTTCACGTCGAACGGCTTGGGCATGTCCAAACTGTTCTCCGGCTCGTTCAACAAGAACCTCAACCTGCAAGGAGGCGTGAAAGGCGCGCTCGACAGCGTGTTCGCATCCTTCACCGCAGGCGGACAGCGCTCGGCCAACGCTTTCGGAAACAGTTTCGCAAACCTCGACCTCAACAAGTATCTGAACGCCGCAGCCGCCATCGCCGCGGTCGTGTCGGTCGGCAAGGCCGTCAAAAACGTCACGTCCAACATTATTGAAATGGGCAACCAGTGGGGTCAGACCACCGCCATGCTGAAAAACGCGGTGGGCGACGCTGGCGACTATAAGGCATCTCTCGAAACGTCATTGGAGTATGCGAACAAGGTCGGCGTGTCCACGGACAGTTTTATCCAGTCGGCCTCGCGTCTCCGCACGCTCGCGCCGGAAGTCGTATCCAATTACGGCGACGCTGCGAAATTCACCAAACTGCTCGACATGAACATGATTAGCACGGGCGCATCCACGCAGGAAGCGTCCAGTGCCATGCGTCAGATTACCCAAGCATTAGGCAAGGGCATCGTCAACGGTGACGAGCTGAACTCCATCATGGAGAACTCGCCGCAAATCGCGCGAATGCTCGCCAAGCATCTCAACGCGTCCGTAGGCGAACTGAAACAGTTGGGCAAGGACGGCAAAATCAGCGGCCAAGCCCTCTACGACACGGTGCTTGAGAACGCCGAAGCCATCGAAAAGCAGTTCGCCTCCATGCCCGTCACGGCAGACCGCGCGTGGAACAGCATCAAAAACACTATCGGCGCAAGGTCTGCGGAAGCCGCTACCGCATTGTCCGCCAACCTCGGCAAGACGCTGAAAGCCATCTCCGATTCGGGCATGGTAGACACGTTCGGCGAAATGCTCGCAGGATTCGTGCCATTGACGAACGCAGCCTCCACACTGGCTGCAACGTTCATCAACCAGCTGGCTCCAGCAGTCAACAAGGCGTTCAACGCGCAGCAGGTCGAACAGTTCCTCGCCCCGCTGACGAACCTTATCAGCGCGAACTCGCAGAACATCAACCTCCTAACCTCATTGGGTGACATTCTGAACACGGTGGGCGTCATCGGCACCACAGTATTCTCACTCATGGTCGCCACGAACGACCGATTCGCCTCCCGCATCCCGTTCATCGGTACCGCACTGGTCGGCGTGAAGAACACGCTCATCAAACTCAGCTCCAGCTTCACCAGCGTATTCGGCGCAGCGGTGTCCGCATCGTCCACGGCAATCGACAAGCTCGCCTCCATGGCTGACGCGATGTCAACAACATTGGCGGAATCGACGAGAGTGCAGAACGCGCTCGGCAAGTTCAACGTAGCGTTCGAAGACTTGGGTTCATGCGCGTTCAGCTTCGGACAGAAAGGCGCGGAAGGCTTCGGCATCGTCGAACAGGCCGCAGTGAACCTGTGGAACGGCGTCGGACAGGTATCCGACAACGTGAAGCTTCTCCAAAACGGTTTGAACATGATGGGTTCAGACGTGGACGCGCTTCCCGAAGCGTTTACCAACGCGTTCGAAACCCTCAGCACCGAAGTGGACGTCGCCGCACGGAAGAAGGCCCCGACCCTCATTCAGGCGTTCAATGACATTCGCACCGCCGCCGACACCATCGTAGTGGATTCGGACATCTACCGTACGTTGGACACTGCCGGACAGAGCGCCGACATCTACCGTGACAAGCTCGTGCAGGTGGGCCGCGAATTCAAGGAGCTTACCGGACTGAACATTCCGAACGTGTTCCTCCCATTGGTCGGTTCTGCGGTGTCCGCGTCCGACAGTATCATGCAGACGTTCGGCAACCTGAAGGCCGGACTGTCCAACTATGCCGAAAACACGGCGCAGCAGTGGGCTCCGGTCAAGGAGATTTTCACCGAAATCTTCTCCAGCGCGTCCGCCACAGCCAAGACGAAGATGGAAGTTCTTCGAGCAGACGTGGAATCCGGCGTGCTCACCATGGTCGAGAACGTGAAAGGCAAGGCGGCTGAATTCAAGACCGCGTTCAGCGAAATGCTGGATTCGACCGGTATCAGCAACACCATGTCCAAACTCGGGTCTGCGGTAAGCAGCGGACTCTCCTCCGTCAAGGGCGGACTCAAATCGTTCGGTTCGGAAGCGGCATCCACATTGTCCATTCCGTTCCGTGGCATTCCGGAAAAGATTTCCGGCTCGTTCAAGGGGCAGAATCCGTTCACGCCGTTGACGTCCGCCGCGAAGACGGTCGGTGCGGGACTGTCCGCCACGTTGGGCGGTGCGGTAACCCGTCTTATCGGACGGTTCGCCCCACTGGCGTCCGCAGGAAAGGTCGCCTTCTCCGCCATTGGTTCCGCAGCGTTGAAAGTGTCTTCCGGCGCGTTGAAGGGATTCGGTGCCGCTGTGAGGGGATGTGGCACGGCAATCGGCAAGATTGGCGACGTCGCATCCCGGTTGGGCGTGACCGGCGCAATATTCACCGGATTGACCACCGGATTCCAGACATTGTTCAAGCTTGACCCGAGTCAGATGGCGGGCAAGTTCGAGGAATGGCAGTCGAGTCTTGACAATGCGTTGGAAGGCGTGCAGACGAAACTGCCAGCCATGGCGAGCGCGTTCGCCGCAGCCTTGCCACAGATGGTTTCCAGCATCACCACGGCGCTTCCCGGTATCGCCAACGCTTTCGTAAGCGTAGGACAGACGCTCGGGCCGGCGTTGATGACGGTTCTGCCGCAAATCACGCAGGCATTCTCCAGCATGTTCGCCCAACTGCCCGGCTTCATCAGCACGTACGGCCAGCCGATGCTGGAAACGTTCGGCACGCTGTTCGCCACGATGGCGGGACAGATTCCGTCGCTCATGACTTCGCTCGGTCAGGCGTTGGTAACCGGCATTCAGGTCGCGTTCTCCGCAATCGGAGACAACAGCGGCGCAATCGCCGGGTTTATCAGCGGCTTCGGCGCATCCTTGGCGTCAGGCATCCAAACGTTGGGCACCACCGTGATTGCAGCCCTACCGTCCATCGGACAGAGCATCGCCACCGCATTGCCGACATTGATTCCGGCATTGATGTCCGCGCTTACCAGCGTGATAACCTCATTGGCTGCCGCACTGCCTGGCATTGCCGTCGCCATCATCAACCAGTTGCCGGCAATCATCGGCGGCTTGGTGACGGGCATCGTCAACAGTCTTCCGACGCTGCTTAACGCCTTCGTCAGCGTGGTGACCAGCATCGCCGCGAACTTCCCGAGCATTTTCATGGCCGTCGTTCACGCGATTCCTGCGATTATCGGAAACATCGCACGCGCGTTCGCCGGATTGGGTGGTAGGATTCTCAGCCAAATCAGCGACATTCCAAGCCGCATCATGGGATTGTTCTCCGGAGCCGGCTCATGGCTGGTCAATTCCGGAGCGGCGTTGATGGACGGTTTCAAACAGGGTATCCTCAACGCGGTCGAAAACGTGAAGAGCGCGGTGAAGGGCGCGTTGCAGAAGGTTCGAGACTTCTTCCCGTTCTCCCCGGCAAAGGTAGGCCCGTTCTCTGGCTCCGGCTACACCAGCGTGTCCGGCGAGCATCTTATGCGCGACTTCGGCAAGGCCATCGGCGCTCAGGGCCCGTTCGTGCGCGGTCAGGTCGATGACGTGCTCAGCTCCTTGGACTTCGACCGGATTGACGTCGACAATCTTGGCATGGTGTCGGCACCGCAGCTTAAAGACTATACTGGAATGGTGGCGGCAGACGGTCAGCGGTATGCTGGCGGCGTCCACATCGACAATGTGGTTGCAAGCCCGTTGAGCGACGTGGAACTGGTGGCCCGCCGATTCGGATACGCTTTGAACAATGAGATGATTGGAAGTGTCAGACCTTGAGCACGATAACCGTCACCGTAGGTGACATCACGCTTTACGGCGATGCCGGACATGAGTTCACATTGGTGTCCATGAGCGGTTTCGACGATTTGCCGTCAGCCAAGACCGAACAGGATTCTTGGGCTATGGCTGACGGAAACGCCATTCCCGGCACCACATACTATGATGGGCGCACCATCACCGTCAACGGCTACTATTCGACCAGTACGGTCGAAGACACGGACGAGATGATGCGCCGTCTCCGTGGTATGGCCGGACGCTTGGTCACCGTCACCGCACAAAAGGGTGCCGGCGTCGCATTGTCCTGCGATGCGGAACTCAGGTCGATGACCGTAGACGAATACCGGTATCGCGGCAAGGCCGCGTTCCAGATTGGACTGCTCGCACCATCCCCATACCTGTATGGGCCGTTGCGCTCGCAGACGGTCGGCGTGCCGACCGACGGCGAAGGCATCACAGACCCACTGCTCGACCCATTGTCCGAAGGCGAGGTTGGCAATCCGGGACGTGTCGCCATCACCGGCAGCGGTTTCGCGCCGACGCATCTTGTCGTGAAAATCAGAGGTGGACTGTCCGAAGGCGTGCGCATCCACTGCGTCGAAACCGGCGAAGCCATCGAATTCCATCGTCAAATCAATCCCGACGAGACGATGGTGTTCGATTTCGACGATGAACGAGTCCTGTTTCAGGACCAGTCGGATTTGAGCATGTTCCTCACCGAAGAGAACTGGTTCCGTCCATACGGTGATGCGACGATACAGTTCACCCCGTTGGGCGTGCAGTCCGGTACGCCGACGATGACGGTCGAATGGAAGGAGGCTTGGAGGTGAAAATCTATCTCGCAGACCTGCTGACAGGACGTCGCATCATCCCACTGCCGCACACGTCGGCGGAATGGGAGATGAAACTGAACGATACGGATTCGCTTACCGTCAAAGTGCCCATCTACGCTTCGTCCGACGATACGCGCGTCCAATACATTGCGAACGATGCGCGACTGTTGGATTTGAGGAACACCGCTGCCATCGGCAATACCGTCATGGTCGCCGAAGATGACGGGCTTATTGTCGGCGGCGTGCTCATGCAACGCGGGTATGACGCCGACTCCGGCATACTCACCTTGGTCGCGTCGGGCATGTGGACGTATTTCGACCATCGGACGATACTGCCAGCGAAGGCGAAAGGCAAGAGCCTCATCAAATCGGACGGTTCACCGGACCCGCAATACGACACGTCGTACAGGAACGTCACATGGAATACGGTCGCACGCAATCTCGTCGAACAGGCCATGAGCTGGCCAAACAGCCACGTGCCAGTCGTATTGGAGACCGCGGAGGTCGGCACGTCCGAAGCGAACTATCAGGCCGTAGACCTCAACTATATAGGCGAAGTGCTGACGAACATTACAAACTACCAGAACGGCTGCGACATAGGATTCTTCCCCGCGCGCACCGCAGACGGCTTGGGTTACGAATGGCATATGAAGACCGGTCATCCGCTGCTTGGCGGCGAAACCCACTATTTCAGCGCTTCAGCCATGCAGCCGGGCATCGCCTCATTGTCCGCCACGGACGATGGAGACAAGCTCGCCTCACTGCAATGGTTCACGTCGGGCAAGTCGGATGACCGCACTTTGGTCGCCTCCGCCTATACGGACATTCTGGAGAAGGCTGGAGCGCCAGTCTGGGAGAGCGTGGATTCCAGCCATTCAACGGTCAAATTACAGAACACGCTTCAGGCGTATGCGAACGAGGCGGCAGCGGTCTACTGGCAACCCGTGTCTTCGACCGAGGCGAAAGTGCATCGCGGATATTTGCATTCCGTGAACCAGACGCTCGCCAACTATACGGTCGGCGATTATATCAGGTTCACGACGAAGGGCGACTGGTATTATGTGGATGGTGCGCACACGCGGCGCATCACTGGCATCAAGGCCAGTGAAAGCTCGAATTGGATTACGTTCACCCTTGGTGACGTGTTCGACGGTGTGAAAGTGACGGTGGATAATGGTTGACGAGATTGTCGTGCATCAGGGAGAGTCGGCTGACGGCATCGCTCCAGTGGCCGAAGACGATGATATGGTCATCGACGTGAAGAATCCTGCTCAGGCCACCAACAAGCTCGTGTCCACATTAAACGAGTATGGTCGCCGGTTGCGCGAACTGGAAAGGCCGTCAGGTGCCCAGCTGACTCAGTCGATTCAAAAAGTGTTGGACATCAGTGGGAACATCGACCAGACGGTGGCCGCATCCATCAACAGGAACTCGTATGACCGTGCGACCATCGACCAAAAGTGCAATGCGTGGAATTGGGGCGTCCTATCGCAGGGACGCGGCGGCACGAATACGACGAACGCCTATGCCAACTTGTTTTCCGTAGGAACGTGGCGTTCCGTATGGGCATTGTCAGACGGCACGTTAGGAACAGCCCAATCATCCCGCAAGGTGAAACAGGATTTCATGATGCCGGGCATCACGCTGGAGCAGATGCGTGCCGTCGATTGGACGCTCTACCGTTATATCGACGATGTGAACCGGAATGGCGATAGTGCGAGCGTGCATTTGGGTATGGTTGCCGAAGATTTGGATGACAACGGATTGGGCTTGTTCGTCGAGTATAATGATGATTACGAGCCGTGTGGCATCAACTATCCGATGCTCGGCGTGTGGGCCATCCATGAGGCGCATTTGGCGCATGCCCGCATTGATGATTTAGAATCGCGCCTGAAGGCGCTGGAAGGAAAAGTCAACAATGACCTTACGCAATAGCCTGTTCGCAGTGTCCGGCAAGGCGTCGTTCTTGGATGCGCGACGCGACATGAGCGGCCTGTTCGTCTGCGATAAGACCACGATGATGCCGATTGCCGGCATTCTCGACCGTTCGCAGGACAGTCTTGTCACCGGCAACAGTAATTCCATGAGCGTGACTGTGCATCCGTTCAACGCGGTGTTGACCCGTTATGGTGCGCTGCTTATCCAGAATGATGGAAACGTGAACGTGCCGTTGAATGCGGCTCCGTCCGCGAATTCGCGCATCGACGTCGTGTATGTGAAGCAGAACGAGACGCGCTCGCCAATGTCGGATAGTTCGAATGTTCCTGAGTTCGGCGTGGTAAAGGGTACGGCTTCCGCCGTGCCGGTCGCACCGGCTGTTCCGGCTGGCGCTTTGGCTTTGGCTCAGGTGTTGCTTCCTGCTGGCGTGTCGAATACTGCCGCGTCCGGCGTGGTTATCACGCAGACGTATATTGGTGCGGCCATGAAGGGTGACATGCTGCGGGTGCAGACTTCCTCCCAGCGTGACGCTCTAACCACAGTGCCCGAGGGAACGCTATTGCATAATGTGTCCGATAATTGCGATTATATCAGAAAAGGCAATGGGTGGCGTGGATGGAATATGCCGTGGAGAGATATTCATCTCGACAATAATACCGCGAACGTGTGGGCTTCCAATGGTACTGCGCACATCCACGTTCAGACCGATGATATCAACTTGACCGGTTGGGGGTCGTATGTGACCGTTGCGCATGTGAACAACAGCGCCTTCTGTCCAGCCACCCCACAAGGCATTAATACGAGTACTGCAAATGGCTATTCCACGACGTTTTTGGGCGTCTACTCCGATGGAGACGTGAAAATCGGATACGCTGGCGGTCAGATTGGAGAACGTTCTGTATTGTCGGTTCTCACCTACGATATCGGCTAGGCCCTCCACTCCCTGCACTGCCATCCTCCGGTTATTCCGGAGTATACGGCATTGGTGTTGCCAAGCATGATGATGTGACCGTCCGGCTTCACGAAATTGCACCAGTTGGCGTTGACGGCACCTATGGTACCGTAGCTGATGGCGGCAGGGTTGTCTCCGTATGGCCTCCATCCGGTTGGAATGGTTTCGTTCGCCGTAGCGTGGTTCTGCTGGTTTGACGCAGTGTAATGTACGCTGCCGGACACGATAACCGTATCCCATTCGCGGGAAAGCTGCGCCTTATCGGTGGTGAACGGTATGCTGACGCCGATGGTGTCACGCGTTTTGGCCCACTTGCCGCTTGGAGTTCTGACATAATCGCAATTATCGGCTAGAATAGTGCCATATGAACACTGACATCATCGTCGCCCTAGTGACCGGACTATGCGCAATCGTGGCCGCGGCGGTCACTTGGGTGCAAAACAGACGCGGCGACCTGAGCGAAGCCTACAGGCGGCTTTCGGAAGCCCAATTGAACATGCAGCAGGAAATCGACAGGCAGGACGAAAAGCTTGCCGCGTTCATTCAGGAACGCGACGAACTCCGCTATCAGGACGATTTGAAAACCTCATACATTCGAGCGATGGGGCATTGGCTGAACGAACTCTGCAAAATTCTCGACCCCGCGTTCCTGAAACAGTACCCGAAGCCGAGTCTTCCCGACGCGCTGAGGAGTACAATAGAACCGTTGGAAAACGACAACAGTAAGGAGCAGAATATTGTTCACTAAGGATTTTTGGGTTGACACGTTGGAGCGTGCAATCCGCACCGCATGTCAGGCCGCATTGTCGGCTGGCGTGGTCGGCGGCGTCGGCCTGTTCGACGTGGATTGGCTGAATGTCTGCGGCATCGCCTTGGTCGCAGCCATCGCAAGCGTGCTGACGTGCGTGGCGTCGAGCGGCAAGACCGATTCAATCAGTCCGGCCTCCTTCGCAATGTCCGACAAGGCGAAGGTGACCGGCAAGCATATCGCAAGCGATGAAATGGAGGTTTCAGAATAATGAGGTTTGTTGACATCAGCAATTGGAAGGCCGATTGCGACGTTTCCAAGATTGACGCCGATGGCGTGGTTGTACAGTGTACTTGGGGCGCTGGCGAACTGACTACGAACAATGGTCTGGTTGATTCCGTGTGGATTGGTGCTGACGCGAAGATTCAGGCCGCTGCGGCACGCGGTCTTGCTGTCGGCTACATGCATTATCTGCGTGGCGTGAACGCTTCGGAGGAGGCGTATTTCTTCGCAAAGAGCACCGAAGGCTATCTGAAGAAGTTCGTGCCGTGCGTCGACTGGGAGGCTGACGATAACGCCGCTTGGGGTAATCGGGCATATCTTGACGAATTCCTCTACCAGTATATTCGTCTGACCGGCGTGAAGCCACTCGTGTATGCGCAGCGTTCCGAAATCCCGTTCATCAAGGATATTTGCGACAAGCATGATTGCGGCATTTGGGAGGCGTGTTATGCTTCCATGGATGCTGTCGGCTGGCAGGATGCTGATTCGATTTGGTCGTATGTGGCGTATCCGATGCGCCAGTACACGTCGAACGGCCATATTGGTGGCTATGCCGGTTCGCTTGATTTGAACTATTTCGCAGGCGATAAGGCCGCTTGGGATAAGTATGCTGGCGTTGGTGCGAATACTCCGGTGAATCCGGCTCCGGTGCCGGTGGTTGACCCGTCTCCAACCGTGATTGCAGCCTCGTATGAGGTTTCGGTCGATTCACTGAACGTGCGTACCGAACCGTCCGTGAAGGGCGAGGTTGTCGCCAATTACGTGCGCGGCCAGAAGGTTGTGTTGGATGGTTGGGGCGCTTATGCTGACGGCTTCCTGTGGGGCCGTTATATTGGCGCTTCTTCCGGAGAGCCGAGGTATGTCGCCATCGGCACTGATTCCGGCAATGACTGGTATTTGACAACGTGCCGCTGACCGGCTATGATTAGGGCTGTTGGAAGTTTTTACCAACAGCCCTCCTTTGGTTTCTCCCTGACCCCCAGCAAGGTTAATGCTGGGGGTTTCTCTTTTTTAGTCATCCAACAACATGCATCCAACGACCGCTAGGATTGCCGTCGCCACGTATATGATGAAAATGCGCGTGTTCCATGCGTTGCATGCCCACATGATGGTTGCGACGAATCCGAGCAGGACGATGGTGCAGATGATGAGTTTCAGGGCTTCCATCAGAATTCCTCGCCATGCGCTTCCAGCTTCCGCTTCATACGCCACACCTTATGGTCTATCATGCGGCGCAGGTCGCTTGGCTTCAACCCGTAGATTTCAACCAGCAGGTCGAAGCAGATGCACACGTCGGCCATTTCCTCGTACAGGTTTTCGATAAGCTCGCTGCGTCCGACCTTGTTGGTTTGGTCTTCAGGATTGTAGCGTTTGAGCTTGCTGATAGACTGAATGAGTTCGGCGCATTCCTCCATGCAGACGGTGGTCTGCGCGTCCTTGCCGTATCGTGCGATGCTTCGCATTTTTACGGCGTCCGCCTGTTCGGGGCTGAGATAGTATTTCATGCTGTCACGCCAGTCTTGTTCAACGGCCACCGCGCAACCTCCAACATTCGGTGCAGAGTCCATGATATAGGATGCTTTCTTTCGTGGTGAGTTTCTTCATGCAGTGGTAGCAGCGTTGTGCGACTCCTGCGACCATTTCCCTAATAGCATTCATCTGGATACTCCAATCCTTCCTGTCTGTTCTCGTCCGTCAATGCCGAGTCGATGTCCTGCTTGCAGGTTTCGCACAGCATTTCCGGATACCATTCTTTCAATGTCATATGGCACCCGCAGTTTAGGCATTGACGAGGCATTTTAACATCCTTCATTGCAAAGCCTCCACAGCAGGCTGCGGAGCCTTCTGATTCTGATAGTGCCCGACCATTCCGTATGGCTTCACCGCAGAATCGTTCAGATATTCGAACGAAACCTGTCCGATTCGCATGCCGGGCATCAGCATGATTGGGAAACTGTTCTCGTTCTTCAATTCGACTGTGATGGTTCCGATGAAGCCGGCGTCAATGAATCCTGCGGTCACGTGCGTGCAGAGTCCAAGCCTGCCGAGACTGCTTTTCCCGTCGAACCGTGCCATCATATTGTCCGGGAGGCTGATTTTCTCCACGGTCGCTCCCAATACGAACTGTCCGGGCTGGAGCATGTAGTGTCCGTCGATTCTGACGGTTTTGATGTGGACGCCATGTAGCGTGTAGTTGTCGCCGTCCGCATAGCCTTCTTCCGCATCCATGACGAAGGTGGCGATTGTGTCTTGCAAGGTCACGTCATACGAGTTGGGGTTCAACTGTTTTTCCGTGTATGGCAGGATTAGGTCTTGATGGTCTGCGCACTGTTCGATGGTGATGTCGTTCAGCATTTCTTTCCTTCCTGCATGAATGCCAATGCCATGGCGAGGTAGGCGATGGCGTCCAGATACGAGTCTTCTTTTTTGAGGTTGTGTTTGATGCGTTCGATTTTCAGTTCGGCCATCATGAGTGCCACATGCACTTCGGCTGCTTCCGCCCCGAACCATCGTTGTCCAATGCGGCGGCACATGGATTGCGGGTCACCGTACTCTTCCGCCTTGTCTCCGGTCAGCATGTCTTCGATGCGTTCGAAATTGTGAATGATTCGCTGGTAGATTCGCGGTCGCCCGTCTTCAGACGGCGGGAGTGGCGGGTTCATGGAGTCCGCGAGCGTGTCGGTGTCCTTCCGTAGCGCCTTATTGACGTTTTCCATCGTCTCATCCCAATTGTTTTTCGTTTTTAACGATATCATCGAGGGTTTTCCTTCCTTCTATCACGTCCATGACCTTGCGGTTCCATGGCGTGTCCGGTACGAGTATGCGCTGTTGTCCCTGATAGGGGCTTCCGCGTCGCACCAGTCTTCTGTTGGCCTGCTCCCAGTCGGCGTATGTCCATGGGAGGTCGAGCCATATCTGGTCTTTTATGAGATGCTGCAACCCATCGACGCCGGTACCCATGGACTGCGGGTTGGCGACTATGAGCCGGTATTTCCCGCGTTCTTCGTCAGGCATGGCGAGGAATGTTTTCGCGTCGGTGCATGGCGTCCAAGTGCGGTAGATTTCGTCTCTTACCGCTTTGAACCGCGTCCATACGAGCAGTGGTGTCTGGTCTTCGCGTCTCTTGGCTTCACTGTAGACGGTTTTGAGTTTGGACACGCCGAACCAGTATGATTCTCCACGGTCTTCGGTCTTGTAGGCGAAACCGTCATCGAGTTGGGCGAGCTTGACGGCTGCGGCGCTCGCGCTGGCAGCGTACACGTCTTCGGCCAGTTGGTGGGTGTTCGTCCACTGTTCGAATGCCATGTCCTCCTGTTCGGTTTTCGGACTGGGCAGCCATTCCACGGTGGGTAGCGGGTTTCCTCCGCGTCGAATGTCCAGTACGAGCTTCTGTAGCTGTTGGCACGCTTCCTTGACCATGGGCTTGGAGTACGTGTATTTGACTACGAGACGCCCTTGTATGTTCATCGTGTGTGGTTTACCGTACTGTACTCTGAAAGCCCCTATGGTGCGCCAAGAATCGCCAAGTATGGCTATCCTGTCCCTGGCGTGCGGATACATGACAACGGTCTGCCCGTACAGGTCTTCCAAATCCTTCGGGGCTGGCGTGCCGGTCAGCATTAGCACGTTCTCGGCAAGGTCGCTAATGCCTTTCACGACTTTGGAACGTCCGCTCCTAGGATTCTTCACCATGTGGCTTTCATCCACGATGAGGCTGAAACCGTCCGGCACTTCGCCCAGCTTAGCGGCCATATTGTAGGACACTACGAGGTAGCGGTAGTCTTCAATCCAACCATGCTTGCGGTACTCGTCGATGGTCATGGCCTTGCCGTGTGACCATTGGCTGATTTGCGGTAGCCATGCGGTTTTCACGACGCTTGCCGGACAGATGACGAGAATATGTTTCGCATCATCCAGCAGGTCCATGCTGCGCTTGGTCTTGCCGGTTCCGGCCTCGTCGAAGATGAAAGCCCTCACTGCTGCTCCTTTCCATGCTCGGCATCCCATGCGGCTATGCGCTCGCGTCCTTCCGGCGTTTTACGCCAGTTACGCCAAGTCTGATAGCAGACGCCATGTTCCTCACGGAATTTCTTCTGCCATTTGCGGCATGCGGCTTGGGTTTCCTCACGATGCTGTTTCCGGTATCGCACCCAATAGTCGAGCATTTTCTCGTGGTTTTCGTTCACCCACTTTTTCTTAATCTTCCGCTTGTGTGACGCTTTTTCTGGCGTCATGTCGGCATAACGGGTGACCGTCTTCTTTTTTCTGGCGGGTGGCATCGGCTTGGGCTGGCGCATTTTTTCTACGTCAGCCCAAGCCTCGCCGTCAAGCCATTCGGATAGGTCACTCTTCATCGTTCTTGTTGCTGATAAGGTCGATGATGCCTTTGACCGCGCCGATGAGGATAAGGATGACTCCTGTGCTTCCAAGCACGGACAGGGCGATGACGAGCATGTACAGGCAGTTCATCATGAGCTCATGCATTTTTCTTCTCCTTTACTACGCTGAGCCGAGTGGTTGTCGAGTTTTTCTGGAATGGGGTCAGGTCTGCTGGGTGTTGGCTGAAGTACGCCTTGTAGTCGGTGGTTGTGCGCGTGGTTTCCACCAGTCTTGCGACATGCCCCGAGTATGACACTCGCTCGCCGGGATGCTCTTCCAGCCATGTGGAGAGCCGCTCTTTCAACGTCTCGTACCGGTACTTCGCGGCCAACAGTTCAGACAACAATCGGTGTCCGTCATTGTACGCGTCAGCTGGTTTTGCCGCACGCTCGTATTCGGTCGCATACCGTTCCAGTTCGCTCGCTTCCATCACGTCCGGGATGATTACGATGTCGAGCGTTTCCTTGATTCGTTCGGTGATGTAGTCGGCGTTCATCGTCTCCCATGACGGGGGGCGTTGCGCGTAGATGATTTCCGCACGTTCCGTGCCCATCATGCGGGCTTCTATCTGCGCTTGGGCTGAATACTGCCGACGCTGTTCCGTGGCAAGGAATGCGTAGGATGGTTTGCTTCCGGTTTTCACTTCGACGGTGTGCACAATCCCGTCATGGTCGCGGTATGCTGCATCCAATGAGACGTGCAGGCGTCCGTCTGTGTAGAAGCTGTTGTCATACCATGCGAGCTGCCCGTTCTCCAACCGGCTGACTGGAGTGTTCTTGTCCACGATGGTCAACTGGAGGCGTTCGGCATACAGCTTGACGAGCATTGGCTCCCAAATGCTGCCGAACCGCAACGCGGATTGCACTGCCGGAATGTCTGGAGGGGGTGATGGTAATTGTCCGGTGGCGATGAAATGCGCGAGGCTTGATGCACCTATCGTTTCCTCGCGGGCTTCGAGCCACGTTTCACGGTCCGAGAAGATTCGGTATGTCAGATTTCTTTCGTCCATCTCATTTTTCCTTCCGAATCGACGATGAGGATATCGTGGTAGACGTTCGTCATGTCCACCCAGTTTTTGAAGAACAGCATGGTTTCTACGGCTTTCTTTCCGTATAGGAGCATGACGTTCGCGTTATGTTCGGCGAGCGCCTTGAGTTCGCGGCACTGGTCTGGGCTTGGCTTGCCGACCGTGCGTTTCAGTTCGATGAACCATACGTTGCCGAGCGGGTCTACGGCGGTCACGTCGGGAAATCCGTTGCGTGAGCGTCCTTCGGTTTTCTGTACGTACCATCCTTGCTGTTCCAAGATTTTGATGAGACGGTTTTGGATGGTTGATTCCAATGGTTCCTGCCTGTGGTTATTCAATGTCGGCATTGTCAGCCTCCGTGATGCTAGTGGCGCTGACCCATACGGCGTAGGTGCCGTCAGGTTTGCGGCGTGTCACCGCGGCGTATTCGATCGTCGGTTCTGTCCATGCGAGCAGATGCTTGCGTACATGGTATGCAGTGGCGTTCGCGACGTTGCGTTTCCTGTATGAATGGTATTCGGCCCATTTGCCGAGATTGTTTTTGAGTTCCGTGTTGAACGCGGTGCCTTTTCGAACATTGGCGGGGGGGGTGTCTAGGAATTTCGTCATTTGTTTTCCTTTGGTTTGAAATATGCGGGCATGATTGATTTTGGCGGGATTCTGCCTTCGCGCTCCAACCGTTTAGCATGCGGGAACAGCCAGCCGCGTGACACTCCGAGTGCTTTTCGCGGCTTGGCTGATGCTCATGCATGTGGTGAGCGCGTCAATCAGCGTGTCATCACTGTAGTTGATTGGCGCGTTCATGGTTAACTAGAATTCCGGTTCCGGTTCGCCGGCACCCTCGTCTTCGATGGCCAGCTGGGTGTATGCTCCGAACCTGTGGGGGGCGGGGGTGTTGTTCTTTTCGACTCGAAGCAGCTGCACGCCGGTGAGGAAGTAGGTGAGGCGTCCTTCCTTCGTGTTGCCGATTTTGAATGCGACGTTGGCGAGTGTGCCGTCGCCCGGCTCTTCGTCTAGTTCGATGTCGTTGGCGTTCTGGTCAACGATGCTGGGCCTCCACTTGGACGAGAGGTTGATGAGCCATTTGCCGCGCTGCGGCTGTGTTCCGTCCTTAAGGGTGATGAGGTCACCATCCTTGTAGCGGAGGTTGTCACCATTGGCGCGCACGCCCCGCTGTTTCGCGGACGCTACGAGTTCCTTGTGCACGTCGCCGTTCTTCGGGAAGGCGAGCTGCAACTGGTAGCTCGGTTCGATGCCGCGCTGTTTCGCCGAGTCGGACTGGTATTTTTTCTTGATGTGGACGAATCGGATTTCGCCTACCGCTTCGATTTCGAGCATGTCGTTTGCCATTGTTTTTCCTTTCAGTTGAATTCTTCAGTGAGGGACGGGCGTGGGAGGGGGGGTGTGGCTTTTCCGTCATCATCCATTACGGTGGTGAGCCCGAGCAGATGGATGAGACCGTAGCGTCGGTAGTAGGTTTCGAAACTGCCCACCTGCTGCGCAGCTGCGGCCTGATACGTGTAGCTGCTGCTTACCGCCTCACCGTGCTTCACCATGTCCATAAGGTTTTCACCATCGTGCGCGCTCTCGTAGACTGCGACGGTGAGCGTGTTGTAGACGGTTGGCATGTCCGTGTCCGCGCCGATGATTTCGCTTGCGCATACCGCGGTCCAGCCCAAACCGTTTTCCGTCATGCTTGACTTGACCAATTGCCAAATGTCGTTCAGTGTGGCGTACTTGTAGCCGTATCCTTCGGCGGTGCGTTTCACCGCTTCGACGGACTGTTGCACGGCTGCGATTCGAGTGAATACGTCATGTCGTTTGTCATTCGCCATTGTTCTTCCTTTTTTCGATTTCGTTTTCGATGAGTGTTTCGTCAACTGCAATGCTGTATGCCGTTGCTACGATATCATCGAAGTCCTGTTGTGTGTGGGGGCGGTGTTCGCTGAGCGCCAGTCCGGCTATGGTTGCGTAGTTTTCGTCGGTTGGGTCCGCTTCGTAATCGTCTATGAGACTCTGCCATACGTTGTAGCGTCCTTGCAGCCATGCGGTGAGCGCGTTCTGATAGTCTCGTGGCATGTATGGCAGTGCGGTGTCGAGCGCAACGACGGTGCCTACCGCATCGACACCGGCGTTGAGCGCATTGTCGGATAGGCAGCTCAGGTATGTCTCAACCTTGTTGCGAAAATATTCTGACTGATTCATTGGTTACCTCATTTCTTCGGTTTCATTGTTATTATATCATGGCGTGCCTTGCGACACGCCCGAAAATTTATCATACGTTCCAAAACATGTTGGAAACCCATACACCGCGTGCGTATTCAACCGGCGTACCCTCAAGCCATTTAAGGCAACCGTGGGGGGTAATAAGCGCCACGAGTCCCTGACCGTCGAACACGTGATTGTCATATCCGCTGTCAATCCACGCATCCACCATGTTGCGCGAGTCTGAAGCGTGCGGACCGTCTTCATACTCGTATGCGATTCCATTATGCGCAATATACCCCCTGTCAGTGCGGAACGGGTGACAGTTGCGTGGCTCCACCGCGCCATGCGTGGCGAGACGGAAGTGAATCAGGCACGGGGCGTTCCTGAGCTGCTCCCAATGGCTGAAGATGAATCCGACAACCTTCATCGGGTCAACGTTCTTAAAAACCCTCAGACGCTCTCCATCCCACCAGCTAACACCTCCACCGTCCGGATTAGTCTCACTCATAGCGAGAATGTCATACGGTTCCGGCATTGCACCCGGCACTGCGGTTACGATTACACACATTGGTTTTTTCTCTTTTCTAACGGTAGGGGCGGGACGTTCCCGCCCCCGACGATTGGTTGTCAAGCGTTGTCCTTGGCGATATTCTCCCTGATTTGAGCATACCGAGCGCACAGTTCGGAACGTCCCGCACGCTTGTACAAGCGCAGTGCGGTGCGTTCCAACGACTCCACGGTGGGCTTGCCGTGCGAGGCGCGTGCTACGCGGCAGCGCAAGATATTACCCAGCACCCATTGAGCGTCGGCGCGGCTGCGACGAAAATAGTCGTATCCATCCCATATCGTCTCGCCGCCGGCGGCATGGTAGATGCGGAAACGGCCGAGGCTGCGGTATGACTCGCCATGGTCCACAATCATTTCCGTAGCGCACTTAAGATAGATGTGCAGCGGTTGCAGATTGCGTGACGGAAAAGCGTAGGGATATGCTGATTTAACAAGACGCTCCTCGACACTCTTGCGCCGGACCGCGCGGCGATTCTGATTGTCGCGCCATCCCTGACACGCGCGGTGCGTGTCGCCATGGCTTGCGCGCGCACGACGCGAAACCCTGACGTTGGCCTCGACTTTGCGACGGATTGCCTCGGCACGCTCTTTGCGCTCCCGCTCCTCTTCGGCCTTGCGTTTGGCGGTTGCATAATGTGCCGTCACAAGACGTTCACCAAGGGTGCGGTGTGGCGCGGTGGTCACGTTGTCGGCCATACATGAGGCGTACCGTTCTATGACGTCCGCCCCAACGGTGCCGCGGGGGTGCTCTTCAAAAAACCGCCACATGGCGCGCACCCACTTGACCGCTGGCTCAAGCTTGCCTGCACTGCCCGCATACCAGCAGTCAAATGACCGCAGCTCGATAGTGTCAATGTGTTCGTCGTTTACAGCGGTATGCTTGCCGTCGTATTCGCCATGCTTGAGCTCACACCAATAATCATCGGACATGTGGCGCATGTTGAGGCGCCTGCATTGCGTTTCATTGAGTCCGCGCAACGCCCAATACCACCGGCTCGCGCACTGGTTGGGGGTGCGTGCAACGTGGATGTGGCCGCCCGCGTTTTCGCCATAGTCGGGGATGCGTTCGACTAGTTTCACCAAGGCTGGGAGTTTGGACATGTCGAGAATATTGGTTTGCAATTCGACGCCACCGGCACCCAATGACGCGTCACTGTCCCAGCCAGCAATAAGGCTCGATTCGGTGATGGCAGCCACGAGGTCGGTGTGGAGCTCGGATTCCATTTCGACTTCCACCCCGAACGTGAACTGCTTCCCGTTTCTGAAGGTGTACGGGTAGGTGTACTCGGTTTCCTTGGAGGCTAGGAGCACCCCGTTGCCGCGGTGATGCGGACAGTAGCAACCACCGTCCGAACTTCCCTCGCATCCCTCGCAGAGGATTGCGTCGCAATCGTGGGCCTCGCAATCATAGTAGGCGCTGCTTGGGTCTAGTGGCGTTCCGCACTGCGCGCACCATGCTGTTTCGTCTTCAAAATCCGTGTCATCGTAGACTCGGCGCATTTCGGAATCGGACGTGCGGACGTAGAATTCGTCGCCGATTGCGACGCATTCTGCGGTGCCTTCCGGCCACCGGTTGCAGTACGTCCGGAAGAGATACTGCGGTATGCCGCTGCGGTCTATCCACTCGGCGTACGGTTCTCCTCCGAGGATTGCGATTCTTTCAGCCATTGTTACCACTCCTTGATAGATGGCTTTTTTTCGTGCCCTTGCTGGACTTGCACCAGCAAGGTATGCTGTCAGGGCTGGACGGTCAGACAGTCGATGATTCGTAGCGTTTCGGTGTCCGTGGCGTCCTTTGTGGTTATCGCGGTGACGGTTGGCGTGGTGATATATACGCCATAGCTGGCGAGTGGCACCAATCGTACCGTGATATACCCCTTGGTTGCCTTCTCGTTGCCGTTGGATGTGCGGATTACGTCGTATCCGCGTGTCTTCATGTTGTCGATGAATGTTTGCCGTTGCATTGCTGCCTCCTCTTGTTTTTATGGTTTTAATATATCACTTTGGTATTCTGTTGTCAACCCCGGCGTGTCGCATTTCGCCATTACGTGGGGTGGCATTACAGCTCGGACATGATGTATGTTTTGCGGCGCGCCGAACCCCGTGCGGTCGCGTCGATCTGCCGTCCGTCCTTGACGGCCTTGCGCAACCACGGCAGGGTGACGCAACTGAAAACGTCATCCGTCTGCGCGAGGAATTCCTTGACATGGCGCAATGTCGTTGCACTCAGGAGTTCCATTGCGATCTTGACCTCGAAGGTCTCCGGCACTGCGCCCCAGTCGCTCGTGGGCGTGACCACCGCTACCGTGCTGCCGTATGACCTGAGCACGTAAAACATGCCACGCTCGTAGGTCCACTGCTCTACAACGGCCTTGCCGTAAAAGGACTTGTGGCCGTCGTACTGAGGCCTGAGCTCGAACGCTCCAATGTATTCACTCATTTCAATTACTCCTTGGTTAATGCTTTTAATATACGGTGTTTAGCGTCGTGTGTCAAGTCGGCGTGTCGCAGTCGTTGTGACGGCCCACGCCATGAGCATCCCACACGCTGGGCGTCGGCAATGGAGCGACACCCCCTTTTGAGGGTGCCGCCACACAGGCGCTCAGGCGGTGGCCGCCCAGCTGCCCTCGGCGTCGGCATACCCTCTTGGGTCATTGGTGACGGTCAGTGGCGTGAGTTCGCCGTCGCGGTAGGCGTAGACCTCGCCGGCTGAGGTGATGAACACCCCATCGCCTCCCTTGACGTATCCCTTGCCGCTCAGTGCCTTATGCATTTTGTCCTCCATCTCTTGGTTTGGTTGATACTTATAATATACCGGATTTTATATCATGCGTCAAGTCGGCGTGTCGCGAGAATGATTCTCAATACCAACACCCACCGAATCCAGGAGCCGTGAACACGGTTAACAGGTGAACCCACTTAATACATTGCTCCACTTAATGCATGTCATATGTTAACGCATGTCATTGGTTAATAAATGAACCCACTTAACGGATGTACCGAGTTAATGGATGCCCGATGAGAACGGTTCCCGCGACACGCCGACCTGACATCATGCGTCAAGTGACGTGCCATAGGCATCAACCAAGCAAGCAAGTCGCCGAAGCATTCCCCAACGCCACCGGCTCGGCCCTCACACCGCACGACACAACGATCGCCCGCA